CACGACCCGATATTTCTTAGCGATCTTCAGCATCTGTTCAGCGATGATGCACCGGGCGATAGCCTGACACACATTCTCCACAACCTTCCCGCCGTAGATCTTTACCAATCCTTTCCGTGTCGTGTAGGCATACTGCAAGTTGCCATTCTCCTGAACCGCATGGAGTCCGTCGTAGCGCATGAGCAGCCCACTCGGGAGCCGTATAGCCTTCTTATCGTGCAATACAGTTAACACACCTTCACGACCCAGCGTCACCGGCTCATCCTGCACCATACATGTCAGCATGTACTGCGCCTGCCTCCACAACCGTACTATGTCGTTGTTCTCGGTGCGGTAGATCTCAATGATCCGACGTGCCTCCTCTATGTTTATACTCATCGGAGGATCAGAATTCTCAAGCGCCCCCTGAAACTTGATCGCCCCTAGACCGTATCCGCATCCGAGCACGGCGGTCTTACCAACGAACCGTTGTTGTTTGTTGATCTGATCTTCGGGCACCCCATAGATCGCGGACGCCATCTTCTTATACACATCCTTACCTTGAGCGAACGCCTCGACCACATCGTCTTGACCGGCCAGCCACGCCAACACCCGAGCCTCGATCTGTGACGAGTCCGCATCCACCAGCACGTGACCGGGTGGTGCCATGACCGCTCTCTTTAACGTCTTTGCATTCGGGCCTCGTGACGGCAGGTTCTGCATGTTGATCTTGTCGTCCCCACCGAACCTGCCGGTGTGGGCTGCGTAGTAACGGATCGGAACAGGCAGTGATCCCCGAGCTGCGATGTCAATAAATCTTTGTGTACGTGTCTCTTCAAGGGTGGACTTCACCCCAAGCCGTGCGCTCACCAGAGCCTGCACCCGGAAGTCTTCATGATCTAACAAGTCAGTCAAACCCTTGTCAGTCTTTGAAAATGCGAATGTCGGCTTACCCGTAGCGGGACTCGTCTTCATGGGTGGTCGTACCCCGAGCGACATCAATACTTCTGCAAACTTCGGGTTCGACATGAGGTCATCCTTACTGACCCCACATGCGGCAAGTAAGTCTTCTTTCTGTGCCGCTTGTTTCTGTAGATGCTCAGACAATAATTCTTTGTCCAAGACAAGCGTCGGCTCAAAGAACATCCGTAACGTTGTATCGATAATCCGTAGCTCTTTCTTGGGGTAGCCGTTACCTAGAATATGGAACAGCTTGTAGGTCAGCTCGACGTCATTGATGCAGTAGTCACCGTATCGAGCCAGCTCGGTCGGGGTGAAGTCAATCCTGCGCTTACCCTTTGCCTGAACAACCTCGGTGCCTTTCTGTCCAAGACCATACCGTTCAGCCAGTGCAGCAAGTGAACCGCCCACCTCCACACCGTGCAGGGAACGAGCCATACATAACGTGTCAACCCAAAGCTTGGGCTTCACATTGAACAACCATGAGAGGATCGCACCGTCAAACATAGTGTTATGAGCAAGAACGACAGAGTTCTCCCAATCGAAATCCCAAAGATAATCACGGACCTCTGCCATCGTCCCGCTCGCCCACTCGACGGGTTTATCATCGACCTTGACCCCTACACCAATTACTTCAAACTGCGGACTGCGAACATATTCTTCAGTCGTGAGCTTTCCTAAAGAAAACTCCTGATCGTAATAAGTTTCAAAGTCGATGGTTATCAACTGCATAAATCACTCCTCAGTTTGTTGTGTGGTAATTTTGGCTCGGACTAAACGTGCTTCCGCAATGATTTGATTGCAAATATCTTTTGCCTCTTCATTTTCTCTTTCTAAAAGTTTTGCATAGAGAGCCTTAACGAGTGAACTTAATCTCAATTGTCCTTCTGCCCAATCTATCATTATCTTCCTCTTCATCTTTTGCTGTGGTTTCAATGGATATGCCAAGTGTGGAGACCTTCTGCCACAGCTTGTAATTGTATCGAAAGTTTCTTCTCGCCTGTGGATCTTTACCCCCTACTACGAACGGTGACTCATCGAACATCATCTCCAAAAGTTTTCTTCTAAACTGATCAACGTTAAAGTCTAGCCATAACCCGTAGGCATCAACACCCGATACACTCGTATCAAACAAAAACCGAAATGCTGTGACTGTATCAATACGCATTAATACAGACTTATCTTTTGAAGTTGCTCTAAATGGTTCAACACATGTGTCATTAACTGCGGCTGCTACTACAGATGCGAGTAGCTGTTGACAGGCACGAGTTTGTTGATGGTTATCTACAAGTTGTTCTGTTTTCATTACCAAGGCCCATTAACTTCTTTTAGTTTCTGAATGTAGTGCTGGCACTTGCCAATATCGTCTGAGTCCTTTCGTCCTTGGCGCATCGAATACTTAATGATGTTGCCCTTCAAGAACCCAATGAATTCCTCTCGTGTGAGAACAGACTCCATCACAGTCCACGGTTGAACTTCCATGTCTTTGTAGTGAGTACCTCCCACTTGTTTCTCATCTGCTTTCATTTTCCAAGCTTCCTCTTCTTCCTCGGTAGGTTTGTCGTTGCTGATCCAATCAGCGTAAACTTGTTGCAGGGTCTGAGGGTTCTTCACCACGGTGGGTCTCCGTCTTCAATGGCCTCCTGTCGGAGGGCTTTGGGTTTCGGTCCTGTATATGGGCTATAGGGTATCAGCTTCTCGGGAAACGGCCACATTGGGGCGGCAGATTGCGAAGAACGGGTCGAACTTTTCTTTGAGCTTTTGTCTTTCCCTGTACCGTCTAGTGACTTCGATGGCTGGGAGTCTTGCTGGTTTGGGTCTATCAATTCCTGCTCCTAATTTGTACATGGGAAGTTTGATACGCCGGTTAAGTCGCGTGTCCCACTGTGCGATGTGTACCAGTTTGCGTTTGTGCATCTCTTTTAGAAACTCTCTGGTTGTCTCAAGATGCAGTCCTGTGAGTGCTGCCAAGTCCTGTGCGCTTACTGCACCCTCGTTCAGGTGCTCAAGTAGGCTCACATAGTTCTTGATCTTCAGGCTCACTTAATCAATCTCCCATCAGGGTTGATCCACTCATCTGGTGGAGTAACACAGTCAACAGGCATTTCGTATGTCTCAAACTTGTGACCACACTCGTTGCACTGCTTGCGCCTCCACACCCAGTTGTACCGGGTGTCCCTCCTCGTCGCAGTCGTGCGGGTGTTCCAGTCCCCACACGATGGGCACATGCTCATCCATTCTTCTCCTTCAGTTTTGCTTCAACAGTCCTAGCAACCACCCTAAACTCTCTCAGTGTCACGAAATTTAGCCTGGACTCTTGCCGCATCCAATGCACACTCTGCGTCGGTAAGTAAAACCATAGCGCGTATCCATCCTCGTCTCTTTTACGTCGCTGCCTGTTCCAATCGGGCAGTTGCAATCTGGGTTATCAAGGCGTTTCATTTTTTGCTTCGATAGTTTCAAGCCCGTTAATCCAAGCATCGAGCCTACTGTGCAGCTCGTCTCGTGTTGCTTGTCCAATAGTACGTCCGTCGGAGATCTTCAATTGGTTGTTTATATGCTCCTCAAACAACGGTCCTTTTTCAAATGTGATGTAAGACAAATCTTTTGCAGTCTTAATAGTGTATTCATGCCCTTCAAGGCTGATTCCCATTTCCGTATTCATCGGTTCTTCTCCTTCAGTTTTGCTTCAATCTGATCAAATAACTTTCTCGTATATCCTTTGATCGGAGTCTCGCCCCACGGTCCGATGATCTCTTTGATCTCCTCATCCGTCAGCCCTTGCCATTTGCGCGGCTGCTGCGCCTGCTCGATTGCAGCGCGGAGCGCGAGAATGGCATCGCCTAGCTTGTTGTCGTAAGGCGAAGCCACTTCATCCGCTATCTCCTCAAGCACTGCTAACGCCTGTTTCATTGCGTCAAGGCTCATCCGTTCTTCTCCTTCAGCTTTGCCTCGATGGCTACCCAACAATCCTCAAGATCCTCCAGACCATCTACTGCTGCGAGGAACTCCTTTTTGGTCAGTCCTTGCCATTGGCGCTCGTCGAGCAGCCTGTCGATCATGCTTAGCACTTCACTGCACATGACCTTGACCGAGTTGTAGCCTTCGCTGTCGTCG